ATAACGTTTCACCAAGTCAAGGTCTTTGATTTCATCTTTACGTAACCAAGGAGAGAATCTCTTCTTAGTTCTCAAGGTATTTAGAAAAAAATCATACTGGAGTTTTTTTGGTAAAAAATGATACTGATTCATTTCATTAGAAAACATAATCGCATCAAGATGACCAGAGTAAATACGATTTACAATGTATGGTGAATACTCCTTCTCTAATGAAGGATCTTCATCTATTAAATTCTTTTTTGTTTGGTTAATTGAGTTCAACCATTCTTTCAATTCAGGCATCCTTATCTAACTCTCTTGATTTATTTTTGATTATGATTCTATCATTTTTATAATCGGGAATAAATTCTAATAGATCCATATTATCCCAACATAGTTCTTCATATAATGCATTGAGACGATCCATATCCTCCCATAAATCATTAATGTGTTCGTGTTCTTCGCTCATCGGATAATTTGGATGTTGTTGTCTTCAGTCCAGAGTTCGACTTTATCTCTGAATCTATTTTCTTGTTTAAGTTTATCATATCTCTTGGTTGCTTTACGCTTCCACCAAGAAATAATATTCTCTAAATGAAACTTGTCCCAGTTCTGACCTTTCCTTAATTTATCTTCTTCACCAAGTAACACTTCACGAATGTTAGCATATCCATAATCAGAAATATAAAATCTCTTCTTCTGAGTGAGTCCGAAAGCCATATCTATAACAGCATTAAACTTATTCAACTTCTCTATCTTACCATACTCTTTCAAAGAATTCTTAGTCCAAGAAATCATCTTAGTCTGTCTCTTCATCTTCTTAGAAGATGCACTATTCTCTGTGAGAGGTTGATTATCATTCAGTCTAGTAAAATGATCATGGAGTTTGTGAAACACATCTGCATGAAGTAAAGGAAGGAACTTACTTTCTGTTAGACCTTTATACCTCATAAACGGTTTAAGTCCGTCATACTGTGATGCTGACGTGGTAGAACCATATAGTGATGTAGTTTCAAATAAACCAATCTCTTTCTCAAACACTTCATTAAGAGTCTCTCTAGCAAAATGAGATACACATAAAAGTGCTAAGAGTTTTCCACCCAAATAATTATATCCAAAAGGTTGTGATGGAACTATTACAAATCCCATCACAGCATGGCGATTAAATATTGAAAGATTAGGTTGATGACCTAACCAAATATTTCTAGGTTTAGAGTTAATAGTAGGAGACCCAAAACGAATAAATCCCAGTACCTGCTGAGACCTCTTCTCATAGACCATCCAACGAAGTTCTCTACCTGGTATATTACTTTCATTGTTATGTGATGAAACTGCTTGTAGAAGGTTTACATAATGTTCTTGTGGAAGTGATTGTTGAAATCTCTTACCAATAAACTTAATATCAAACTCCATCTCTTCAGGATGGATATCTTCATTAAAAAATTCATCCTTTAATGAAGTTAAAGGATTCTCTTCAGCAACTATTTCTCTCTTTACATATCGAAGATAATCCTCAATAGAAGTAAAGTGTTCAAAATAGTTAATAAATTCATCGGCAGCCCATTCAGCATCCGCTTCAGGTATTATCATTAGTGATGTCTGGTAATACTGTAGGATTTTCTTCTGCTGCTTTAGCGTCTGCTGCTACCTTTTTATTATGACTCCAATAGTCATACTTTTCATAAAGATGATAAGGTAACCAAAGACATTTTTTAGCAAACCAATCTGCCCATAGAAAGGCAACAATGGTAGCATCTAATGGATCTTTAGGGTATTTCATAATGTTAATTCCAATTGAATTTCAGTATCAAACCTATTATAGGTTGTAGGATGTAAGGCACAATACTCATTAAAAGTAATCATCATTTCCTTACGTGTTAGATTACAATGCTTTGCTGCCTGTGGAACGTTCCATTTCGCACAGAATAGCATTTCCATTGCTGTTCTAGTTTCTGGTCTCATAGAGCATCCATATCCCCACCATGACGTGGTTTATGATGCTTCATTCCATCATGGTTACCATCATTAGGTAACTGACCAGTCATAAGGTATTCAACAGTTTCTTTACAACCACGAAGATAGTGAAGTTGCTCAGCTGTTTTATCTGTTTGTTCTTGTCCTTTAATCTGTGCGATTCTCTTAGTAAATCTTGCTAAGAGTTGCTCTAAATTTTCTGTTTGTTTCATTAGTAAAACCTCCTTTGTTCTCCAAGGGAACCCTCAATTTCAATAACTAACGTATCCATGATACGATTAAAGGATCTTGCCATCTGACGATATCCAGATCCAACATACATCTGTCCTACAAATACTGATGCAGTAGCAAGGCCCCAGAAAATATAATAGAATTTAGATTTGACTTGTGCCTTTTGTTTTTCTTTAGTAATCATTGTTTTTAATCAAATATATGATGCTTGGAAGTACCAGCATTATCATTGGATATGTTTCCTATACCCGTTTCTTCAGTTTCCTCTAATTTATATTCCCAATCTTCTATCACAGTATTAGCAAGCATCCTATCAGACAGAAGATCCATCTCTTCTCTTGCTATTTCTTCAGTCTCTGCATCAAACCAAAAATCAATTACCTTACCAATCCTCAACAAATGTGGTTCAAGATTAGGAGCAATTCTTTTAGTATTATTCATCACTGCATTACCAGCAGCATCTGATACAGACCCTCTCAACCTCACAAAAACTAATGCCTTAAATCTCATTTATCAACTACCTGAACTTTTACTGGATTACCATTTAAATAATCAGCAATTCTATGATATGCAACTGCTGTAACTACTTGCGGTACTATGAAAGCAACCATTGCTACTATCCAAAAGAAATAGTAATAGTTCTCTTTATTTTGTGTTCTCATTTTTTCTCCCAAGGTGTTTGATGATTTAGGTCTAACCATTTCCTTATTATAGCACAAATTTTCTTCATTTAAACTCACACTCCACCATAATTTCAGTCAGACAAGCTAACATGTTTATTTCTTGGTCGGCAACAAAGGCTGTTTGATATTGATACTTAGCAATAACAAGAACAGCAGCAGGTATAGTATTCGGAACCAAAGATTCGTAAAGACTATCATAAATCCTACGGAATAAGACAGAAGTATCATTGTCCATATTACTGTTGACCCACTTACGAACTTCAGGAAAGTTTTTTGTCTTAAGGTTTTTAATGAGATCATCGACTGCTACATCCGAAAAGGCTGCTAATATTCCACTATCTATTTTACCACTAACTGAGTATCGCTGACACTCATTTAAAACTCTTCTCCAATCTGGAAAATGTTTGTTAATTAATTCTACGAGTACTTTCTTATCAGCCTCAATCCTTTCTTGCTCCAAGATAAAGTTGAGTCTTTGGAAGAAGTTAGCAGCGATTTGTTGTTTCTCCTTTCCTCTAATAGAAAAGTCAACCACAGCACATCTTGAATGGAGTGGTTCAAGGATTTTATTTTTGTAGTTGCAAGTAAAAATGAATCTGCAATTTCCTGCGAACTCTTCGATGAATGCTCTAAGTAAGAGTTGTACATCATTTCCTGTGTTGTCTGCTTCATCAATGATGACGACCTTGTGCTTCGCCTCCGACGAGAGAGATACAGTTGATGCGAAGTTTTTTGCGTTGTTTCGCACTGTATCGAGAAATCTTCCTTCGTCGGATCCGTTGATGACATAGAAGTCTACTCCTAATTCGTTACACAATGCTTTTGCAACAGTGGTCTTTCCTACACCAGGAGGACCAGCAAGAAGCATATTAGGTATTTCTCCTCTATTTAGAAATTCCTTAAATGTTTTCTTTATATTATCAGGAAGAATACATTCATCAATTGTCTTGGGTCTGTATTTTTCAACCCATATAAAGTCACTCATCGTTTAGTAGTGTTACTACGTGTTCTGTTTATTATACTAATAAACTTATCTCCTGCAAATGTGCCACCAAGACACACATCAATCTCATCACCATCTTTCCAATTAACATCACCATTCATTTTGGTGTGTTGCATTGCAACTTGGATTTTATCAATTACATCTTGTGTTAATCTCATTATCCAAAGGTAGAATCAGGTTCTAAAGCAATGAAGTACTTAAGGTCTAAACTCTCATTGGTAAATTTAGATAATAGTTTTGAAGAAACTACTACATCATAAGCACCAGGTATAATTTTAATATTCTCTACTTTGAAATTGAATACAAACTCTTTATCGGTCTCACCAACAACAATAGCAAACTCATTAGAAGTATCGTTTTTCTTATCACGAACAACTAACTTAACAACACCAGCCCCACCAACTGCGGATAAATCAGGTAACTGATAAACTGCTGCTGCCTTAAGTAGTTTCTCTAATGTTATACTATCCAATTGAAAATGAGCATCTTCTGAAGGAAGAGTAATATCCTTTTCTGGTGGAGAAATAATTACAGCAGGATTTCCTCCTTCCA